TAATAGTGTTGCTGATAGCGCACCAGTTGCAGCATTAAAAGATAAGTTTGCGTTGGCAGCTAATGCTCTGTTTCCAGTAGAACTACTATTCACAAATACTGGGAAGAAAGTTCCTGTAGTTTGGGCAGTTACTACTCCAAAATCAGACACGTTGGCATATGAAACATTTAAGTTTGCTACACGAGTAGTAGAAGTGACTGTTAGTGGTGCTGTGCCAGTAGCAATGTTTGATATCATCTGAGTTGAAGTTACAATACCTGACGCATTCAAGTTTCCAACGTTAGCATTGCCTACAATGCCTAGTACCTTAGGACTTGCTCCAAAGTTCCAAGTAAAGTCGGCATCGCCATCTAACAAATTACTGTTGTTAAATTGTACTGTAGTGTTTGAACCTGCTGCACCGCTGCCGCCTCCGCCCGATGATACGGATGCAATTGCGCGGCCTCCGGTAGCATATACATTAGCTCCGGTCAACGTAGCCGTAGCTAGCACTTTAATGTTACCTGCTACACCATTTGCTAATAATTCTTCTGATACAGTAATCGTTGTTCCGCTAGGCTTAGCTTTAATGTAGTATGAAACATTATTTTCTAGTCCACTAGTACTCAAATCTCCCAAGAAAAGAACTTCTTGGTTTAGATTGAATACTGCTGAGTTACCTATTGTAACTCTATTAGTTGACGCAGATGTGGAAGTTGCAGTAGTATAAGAATATGTGTTATTAGTAAATGCAATAGAATTTACCGGGGTAGTTAAGCTAGGATCACTGTACAGTGAGAAAGTATTAGACGTTAATACATTAGCATAATAAGTATTACCATTTAGGTCAGTCATTCCTGCTGCATTTGTGATTGTGATTTCTGCGCCGTCAGTAAAGAAGTTGTCCTGCGTGGTAGTGACTACAGCTGGATTAGCAGTAGTAACGTTCTGAATAAAAGCGATAACAGTTGATTTAGGTGTCCAAGACAAATTACCCAAACCATCAGTCTCAAGAACATAACCGATTGCGCCGCCCGTAATCTTCACATTAGATGCATCGCCTAATGTGATCAAGCCGCCGGCATCGCCGCCGCGATTGACCCAATTGTTTCCGTCAAATGTTAAGACTTGCCCATCAGCAACCGTAACGTTACTGATATTTAAATTACCAACCGAACCATTGAGTTGGCTGTAATTAATCTGAGAGTATGAAGTCAATACTTCAATATTTTCGTTGGGGGTGGTTTTACCGATAAAGAGACGCTTAGCGTCACTTGCCCAACCAAACTCTGCTTCGTCTAGTTGAGGTAAGTCAACTAGATTACCGGAACGTTGCTGAATCTTTGAAATTTGGATAATTGCCATAAGTGTATTCTTTACCTACTGAATACACTTATTTATGCTTGGTTAGAGGAACTTGGTGTAGTATTCCTCTACTCGCTTCCACCAACGGTCTGACCAAGTATCAAACTCATTACCTTCTACGATAAACTCTTGATATTGATTGTCGGCACTGCACATAAAGATTACACCCTTGCGAATCTTAGTGCCATAGACTTCATTGTGAGCGTTTGCATATGCTGTTAGCTGCAAGAAATAGTCCTCAATCCATTCACGCTTCTTGGGTTTGTTAGTCTGCTTGTGGTCCATGATAGCTTCGTCGCTACCATGCATGCCAACTAAGTCCGTGGTCCCAGCATAAACTTTAGGAAAATATAGAGATACTTCCGTACCCCAGAACTCGGGGCAGTTGGATAAGCCTTGAGATATGATTGTATGCGCCATCGTATGTGATTGCTTGCTATACGGATTGCTTCCGGGCTCACCAGTTTCTCCTTTAAGAACATAGTTCTCAAGATACTTATGCATTCTGGTGCCTCTTCCGGCTGCTTCGGCTGTAATTTCTTTAGCTTTTTGTTCGCCCACTCTGCGACGCCATTCAATCAATGCTTTCTTTGCTTCTAGTGGTTTGGTTGCGTCAAGAATCGTAGTGACACTTGGAAGTTTCTCGCCGTCAGGGGCGACATACTTACGTCCTTCAGTAGTTGTTTCACGCTTCATTTCAGCGTAGGGGAATTTTGCTGTTAACATTATAATATCCAGTCTCCGCGGCCCAAATTGCGGGCCCATGTTTGTTCTGATTGTGTGTAGAAGTCTTTAATTTTTAGGTATTCAGATGGTTCAACTGTAACGTTATACCTATCAGTTAATTGGTTGTATAGATATTCAGCAATTGATACTTGTGCAACTGCATCATCATGTCCACAAGGCAACTTACCTAAAGTCCCGTTAAAGTCCAAATAGTCCTTGACATGATTATAATCATTCATCGTATAGTCAAACAATTTTGGATGTAATTGATTAAGCTCATTATCAATATCTTGGCCATTGGCAAGCATATCAACTGTAAGATAATTGATGTTATTTGCTTTAAACAGATTGATTATAGATAACCAAATATCTAATTTTTGCTTTGCTAATATAAGAGGATCTGAATTATTTCGCAACAGACTCAATAATTGTGCTTCCCAAAATTGACTAGGGGGTTTACCGATTAAATTGAGAGCAACGTAATCATTACGCTTTCTTAGATATTGCTCTAAGCGAGTGCATGAAGTCATGCCTATAATATAAAATGGATTGCTACCCGTGTCCTTAAAGAAATAATCCACAGATTTGCGATAGATTCTAAAGTTACTAGTTCCACCTAAAGCAATGTTTACAACTGGAACGCCTAACTTTTGTGCGAGTAAAGCAGGCCATCCTTGTGTGGCAGGACTGTCCAATCCCTCACAATAGGTAAAACTACACCCGTTAACCACTAAGTGAGAAATCGTTATTTCTTTTTTCATTATTTTTTATGTTACACGATATGCTATACAAAAGCAACAGTTATGGTTAAGTTTTCATAGCTCTTTTGGCCATTTGAGCAACAGTTTTCTTGTCGTCGCTCTCAGGAGCATCATAGTTGGGGCTGGATTCTTCTTGACCCACAAATACTACTTTATCGCCCTGAATATTCTTAATTACAGTTTTGAGTGGGGGAACTTTGATCATGTTATATAGATCGTTAACATCTAATATAACATCATACTTTTGGAAGTAGTCCAATAATTGATCAACGGTGTAATCGGTACCGATCTCTCCGTCTTCTAAATCTTGCTTTAATTGACTGGTCAAGGCAACGATCTTTGCTACAAGAGCATCACCTTGATCAAGCTCAAACAGAAACATTATCTTTTTGCACGACCTGCTGCCGCAAGAGGTGCTTCTTCTTCATCGTCCATATCAGGAACAGGAGGAAGATCAAGATCGCCTTCAGGAGCATTCAATGCTGCTTCGTCATCAGCACCTAGATCAGCACCCATTTCTGCACCCATATCTGCATCCATTTCAGGTGCACCTGCTGCAAATGCATCGCCTGCACCCTGACCAGTTAATCCACCCAATGCACCCTTAAGTGCAGTCTGTGCTTCTTGAAGTGAAGCATTCAATGTGGTTAGTGCTTGATTAGCTGCTTGGTTGAACGAGTCGCTTTCGTTTGCGCCGATTTCGCTCTGGATTGAGTCAACAAGTGCTGGAAGTTCCTTAACGAGCATGTCATTAACATCTTCGTACATCTTCTGCACAGTGTCAATCATGTCCTGTGCAGCAAGGATAACCTGTGACTTTTCAACTTCTTCGTTCTCAACAACGATACGAGGGGCCTTAGCAACCTTCATATGCTGAGATAGGGCCTGTTCCATAAACACAAGCTTCAAGTAAGCAGGGTTATGCTGAGCCTTGTGGAACTCAGGTGAACGCTTTGATTCGCCGATAAGCTTCTTTACCTTGTTGAGCATAGCAGCGGTCTTTGGCTTGTCTAGGCTTGACACATCAAAGTCCATAGCAAAGTTTTCTTTTAGTGCCTTTACAGGGGCGTTTGCAGTATCTAAATCAGTAAGTTTCATAGGTTAGTCTTCCGTGTTGATATAGTATTTATCACAGGTATTTAAATTTATGTTCTTTCTTGGTATTGAACTTTCTGCCCTGCAATGTCTTTGAATTATTTATGTAAGTATCAATCTCTTTGATCACTGTTCTTCTTTTGAACGAGTCTTCCTGTAGCTTTATTTTGTATAGAAGCTTGGCATCAGAATCATTTGCTGCTTTTAATAGTTTACGATGTACTGCAATATCGGTGTATAAGCTGCAAAGCTTTAGGTCTAATGAGTGAAGCCTACGAGAATCAACATATTTGTTGCTGTCAAGTAAAATACACCAAGCCATAGCATACTTTAATGACGAAAACTCTACTGCCTCTTTTGTTTTGAAATCAGTTACTAAAAAGTATGACTTCTTTGGTTCAATCATGAATCTACCAAATAGTTCATATACCCCATTATTAGAGACTATCAAGATTTTCTTTGCATCTTCAAGCTCTTGATCAAAGAATTTAGCTAGTTTGGATATCTTTAGGTTAATCATAAAGCCTCAAAGTAGATGTTTCTTAACTCATCTGTTATATCAAGAAAAGGAGTGATGCCATTAATCTGATTCGGACAAAGTATCATAGGAACACCCTCACAATCTTTATAAAGTGCACCAAACGTAACTATACCATTTTCAAAAACGCTTGAGTGATGCACTTCAAATTCAAACTTCCAATAATATTGTGTAGTGGTGTCATCTATATTAAACAAAAATCCAAACTTATCTAAGTCTGTTTCTTTAAGTTGAAACTTTGCTGGCGCCTTTGTAATGTCAGGTTGAGAGCGTAATGATATGACTTGTAGTATCGTATCGAAGTTGCATTGTGTATTTCTTTTTAAAATCCAATCTTGCACATCGGCTTCTTGTGGCTTTGACCTATTTAGGACGCCAGTTTGGGTAATATCAAAAAGTGTATAACAACATATACGATGTGACATATATGTATTTAGATAATAAAAAGCCCGGAGACAATAATATCCCCGGGCCTTCGTAGATTAGTTTTACTAACTATTAGTTAGTGAAAGTTGCAGTTGCAGTTACAGCAACGTTTGCTGAAGTCCATGCATTTGACAAAGCGTTGTCAAGTGTAGTGGTTGTCCATGCACTAACTGGATATACAGCAACAGCTAGAGTGTCATCAGTTGCGTTGGTGTATTCGTACATGTATACAGTTGCAAGCTGCTGAACAGTTTGGAATACTGCATTGATGTTGTCAGCTACCTGTGAACCATTACCAGTGATGGTGAAGAACTCAAGCTTTGGACCCTGAGGCTGTACAGTTACAGCAGAATCAATTGCTGAGGTTGAACCTTCGTTGGTGTATGCTGGTGCATCCAAGTGTAGAACTTGCTGGAAGTCACCGTTGACGCGAGTAAATTGTGCCATTTTCGTTTTCCTTATATAAATGTGAGCCGAAGCTCATACTATTATTTATGCCTGAACGAAAAAAACACCGGTTTTGGGTTAGCGGCCTGCAAGATTTTGTCGTGAAAAGCCCATTCTATCTACAAACTTTAAGCCCTGACTCACGAAGCCTTCTTGGGTCTGTGTGCCATCTTGCAGATAGCCCTTAACAGGACTATTCTCTGCTGCCTTGTTAAGTTGTTCTACTACTGCCATCTTAAGATTGTAAATAGCAATCCAGACCTTGAATGCACCCAATAGTCCTTCCTTATTTTCTTGTAAGTGTTCGTTGATCTTAGCCTTCATCTTATCACTCATAGGGCGACTTTCAACGTGCTCCATGAATCCTCTGATAAGATTAGAAAGATTGCCTGATACAATTTTCTTATTGATGTATGTTGTGAACAACTGGTTGAATGTGTTCCTTGCTTGTGGAGCAGTGTTCATCAAATCACTGATAGCTGGGCCATATTGATTTAACTCACGTTCAGCGATGTTTACTAGACGTTTGGGAAGCTTCAACCTCGGAGTGATTGGCATCTTACTAGGAACAATAGCAACGTTGCTCGTGTTCTGTAGATTACCAATAGTACCATTCAATGGTGTAGCATCATCTGTACTAGCTGCATTAGCAGGAATAAACTGGTGAACAGCGATACCGGCTACTTTATCAGCTAACAGTTTACCTACGTCACTGTCGGTGTCAACAGTATATGCAATACCATTTGGATTGGCTCTAAACTTGAATACCCCATTTTCATCCTCTAATGGTCTGCTGAATAGAAGATCGCCCCAATAATAGCCGTTAGAGCCTCTATCTTCTGCTTCTAGACCAGGCCAAATTGTGTTAATTAGATTATACAATTCGCCGCGGTCAACACCTCTAGCTTTATCATATTCAACAAATGCTTTGGGACTGAATACTTGTCTACCAGAGCCATCTTTTTTATTGAACATGTGCTTATCCATTATAGTAAAGTTACCGTCAGGTCCTCTACCAAAAATTAATGCAGGATAACCATCCCATTTAATAGTAACTGTTTGTGGATTTTCAACTGTTTGAACGATAGCTTGAATAGCTCGTCTTGCGCCAGCTTCATCATCTAAAAATACCAAATCTTCTGGGTGGTCTAAGTGACCTTTAGCTTCCACAATAACTGTGTTGATTTCTTCAAGCTTGTTTAGTAATGATCTTATATCACTCATTTAGTAGCAGCCTTAACTTTATTGAGTACTTCTTCACGCTCTTTTGGCTTAAGCGATGCTAAATCTGCGGCTAATTGATCTGGGTTTAATCTTTTGTTTGGGGCAGCAGGCGCAGCAGGAGCTGCTGGTTTAATGTCTTTGGCGCCGGCTGGTGGTTGTCCTGCAGGACCTGATAATGCGAATGCTAAGCGTCCTAATTTTTCTAGTGCTGCTTTTCCTGAATCAGTCTTATATGTTTTTTCTACGTCTTTAATAGCAGGCATGACTATGCTTTGCTTTCTTCTCCAATCTACACCCTGCATATAAAGATCAAACCAATCTGTCATATAATCAGATATGCTTTGTGCGCCGTCTGTTTCTACAATGCTTTCAAATATGTAATTTAATTTTGCATATTTTTTATCAGCAACGTAATAGTCTGTCCCTTCTTTAAGAACACATAGGCCAATTTGCTCCCAAGTGATTCCTACAGATTCTAAAAGCATGTTGGCAAAATAAATTCTCCATGCTTCTGACATTGTTTTTCCGGTCTTTAGATTGTTTATTGCGGCATTAGCAAAGCTTGAATCCAGTCCGCTTCTTCTAATAATTTGCTGCACTGTTGCTACTGCATTATTCCATTCGGGAGTACCCTGACGGTCAGCCATTGTATTGACTAGTTCTTTTGCTAAAGCAATTTTTTGATTTTTGTCAGTAGTTTTATTGATAGCTTGCGCCGCGCCTCTGACATAATTATTAATATTCTGTGAGGTCTGTTGTTGTGCTTTATATGCGGCTGCACCACTTGCTCCAGTGGCTGGTTTGCCCGGGGCCGTTGGTTTAATTGAGCTAGGATCAACCGGCTCTGCTGGCGCTGCGCCAGTAGTAGAAGTTGTTAGTTTAGGATCAACCAAACCAGACTTTATTCCATTATTCAATGAAACTGTTGCATCATCAATGAAGTCATCCAGGAAAAGACGCTCGGCTTCTGCGTGGCGATCTGTCTTTTTATATTTACCTGCTAATTCTGGACCCAATAATAGATCCATAAATGTGCCCTCGTTAAGATTCTTGGGTTGATTGATTTCATTAATTTTCATTTTTCTTCCTCAAGGTCTTAGTGAATCTTGCCTGATCCTTACTTTTGATTGCACTCAAAAGCTTCTTTTCAAGAAGTTCAGCCTTTTCGGAAGAATATTGCTTTTGCATCAACTCAATTAAATTGATAGCACTAGTAATAATGTTGGATGCACGGGATTCAATGATATGATTCATATCCCTAGTGTCACCAAAAGACTGTAATTCCTCAAGAAGGCTTTTTGTTTTCTTTTGCATAATAGTAAAGATTCCTATATTGTATTTAGTCAATCTTTAGTTTTTCTTGAGAGAATTTAACAGTGATTTTAGTTTTGCCCCTTCAGTATTTGATATGACTTTTGATTCTGTAGTAGGTAGGTTGTTAACAGTTTCGCTTACTGAACTCGTAGTTTTGATTTGATTCATTAATTGTGCTGGAGTCTGCGTATGAGTCCTGCCTTCTTCTGGATCCTCATCAGTAATACGCATAGTATCAATATTATATTCCAAGTCAATCTTTTGACCAACACCAGTAGAACTACGAGATTTCATACACTGAATTTGATACTTGCCTCGCTCACGCATAGAACGTGAAGTGAAGATACCAAACACATAGTCCGCAGTATTGATCTTAGAGATACCACCTGCAATGTGACTGTGATCAAACTCAATTTCTTCAACAGCCGAACGATTCAACTGCGAGGCTGTGATCATAAGAATACCGAGTTCCTTCGCTAGATTGCGAAGTTCTTCCGACACATACTTGTCTTTAATGAACTGGTCATTTGGATTGACCTTGACACTGACAGGCATAACAAGATCAAGATAGTCAATCATAACAAAGTCAATCTTGATGCCTGTCTGAATCTGCACTTCCTTGATATATGCACGAATAGCGTTGACGTTGCTTTGTGCAGGCAATGCCTTAACACGATACTGCCCCATCTTCTTGCCGTTCATCTTAACACGCAATGCAGTGTCTTCCATATTCTTACGAATATCCTTCGTACTCATACTAGTAAGCATGGCGTCAGTACGAAGCGAAGTCAATTCTTCTGAAAGTTCAAGGGTCACATAAACACCACTTAGACCCTGTGCAAGCCAGTTAAGTGCGATGTTCATCATAACAAGAGACTTACCAGAACCAGAGCCGCCGGCGAAGATGTTAAGTTCACCACGACTCATACCACCATACATAAGTCTGTCAAGCTGGGGCCAGCCAGTAGACACCTGACCACCCTGATTGAAGTACTTGTTCAATCGTTCTTGAGGATCAGCAAAATAATCTGTACCCATATCACGCTGCAAACTGATTTGCACTGCGTCCTTGACTAGCTTTTCAACCGGATCAAACTCGCCCTTCTCAAGCAAGTCTGCTGCCTTGAGAATAGCACGTTCAAGTTCCTGACGCTTAGTGAATGCTTCAAATTCTTCTAGAAACCAATCATAGTGTCCCTGATCAAGTTCAGGGATATGATCAATCGTTTCGCTAGTAGTTGCCTTGATTTGCGTAGGGTCAGGCATGATGGAGTACTTAGTAGTGTGCTCCACAATGAATTCTGCAACTGGACGTAATCTACGATCAAAGTTTTGAGGATTCATGATGTTCATAACACGAGTATACAACTCAGCGTTAGTAACCATCATTCGTAAAAAGAGTTCCTGAACATCAGTATTATATTCTTTTAGCAATTTTCTTCCTCATCATTTCCAATTTGATTTTACTGTTAGTAGCTGATTGTAAGATACTTAGTAGTGTAGGGACTTTCCCGTACTTTCTTATAGCATCATTGGTATCCTTTATTTCCTCACTCCAGTTTGGAATAGATACGTGAAATCCTAATTCTAATGCTCTGTCGCATACCTGCATCCCTGTCTTATCTAAGTCGGGAACAACTATAATTTTACGATTTAGTCTACGCAATAATTCTGCTTGCTCATCGCTGATAGTGTCGTGTGTCAATGCACATCCATTGATACTCAGTGCGTCAAAAATACCTTCAACGACAATACACACTTCATATTCGGGCTTTTGTAAATCTAAGCCAAATACATATCCTAGCTGCTGCTCCTTGATATACTTAGGGATGCGATTGTCTAGATATCTGCTGATATGACCTACGATCTTACCATCCATAGTATATGGAATAATAATTCTGTTGCTATTTCTTCCTTCTTCGTCAGGCGTAATCATGAAGGGATAATCTTTTACAGATAATCCTCTATCATGAATGTAGTCTGCAAACTTTTTATGCTCTATATTATTCTCATCAATCAATATAGCATTTTCGGGAAGTTCAGTTTCCTTAAATACAACTTTAAGTTTCTTGCGCTTGACTTTAACGTAGTCAATCAAATCCTTTTGCTGCAAGCTCTCAAAGTTGTATTTTGTAATTAATTCGTCTGATACTCCACAATACCCTAACAGTAGACGTAGATTTTTACTGAGTGACTTACCCAATGTGAATCTGCATTTGAAATCGCAGTTAAAGCAGTGATAGGACCAGTTGTCATCTTCGTCAAACTTGATGCCGCCGCGCATACGTCTGTCGGGTTTGTGACCGCGATTATGGCAGCAGACCGCATTGAAGCTTACCCAGCCCTTTGCAGTTGTTTTCTTTCTACCAGGTATGATGGTCAGTATATCAAACACAAACTGATTGTAACATAAT